TTATGGAGATGAGAGGGCATCATGTACCAGTCGATGTTCAGTATGATCTATCTGCATTCGGAGTTACAATGAGTTCAGATGTTATACGAGTAACTTTTCATTATAACGATATGTTAGATATATTAGGCAGAAAAGTTATTGCAGGAGATGTACTAGAATTTCCGAGTATGCGAGATACTCCTGTATTTACTGATGCTGTAGGCATAAATAGATTTTATGAAGTAATAGATGCGTTATATTCTGCTCCTGGGTATGGTCAAAAATGGTTTCCACATATTTGGTTAGTCAGGGCTAAACTTCTAACTGCTTCTCCAGAATTTACAGAAATTATTAATCAGACCGCAACTGGACAGAATGACGGTGGTGTTGGCGAAGGCATAGGTATTTTTACTCCTGGATTTACTGATACTGTAAATTCAGATGGAAATCCAGGTTTAGGAGTTAATCCACAGATTATGAGTTCTTTATCTACACTTTGCACAATATTGTGTATTACTGATACAAATATTGCTGAAGCACAATTGTATGATTTCTTTGATCCAAAATTCTTTGAATCTGCTAATTTGTATATATACATTGATCCTGACACGGGATATCCAAATATAGGCAGTAATTATTTTAGCGGTGATGGTATTCCACCGAACGGTGCTCCTCTCGTTGGTGCTGGAACAACATTTCCAAATACTATGACTGACGAGCAATATTATTTGCGGATTGATTATTATCCGGCTAGATTGTACCAAAAACAGGGGTCGTGTTTCAAACTGATAGAAGAAGATGTGTTGAAAATTTGGACTGCACAGAATCGTGTGCTCGATGAATTTTTGCTAAATAATAATGTTACAACATTACCCGATGGAACAACTATTCCTGAGAAACAGCCACTAAGTCAGATTTTGAAACAGCGCGTCGATTTGTATGCATCCAGAAAAACTAAAGTTTTATCAGATGAAGCAGTTAGGGCAGCAATTGCTATTAAAAATGCGCAAAACAATCCGCCAAAATCACTCTGATAAATACTATTATAATTGGAGATAATTATGATTGATTGGAAAAATATGTCGGCACATAAGGTTATAGAGTTTTCTGATTCCTGTACTGAAGATGAATTAAAAATATTAAAAGAAGAATTAAATAAATCTTATGATCTAAATGCCCAACATTCTAGAAAAAAATATTGGAAAAATGCAACAAACGAGCTTTATCGTCTAGCTGGCAAAAAAGATAATGTTATTTGAAATTTTTAATAACGTAGAAGAAGTAAATGATTTTATCAATAGTGCGATGGTGTTAGTAAAATATGATTCTGATGCAATGAGCGCAAAGCAACGGACCCATAACGATATTTTAAAGAAATATGCTAGAGAAGTGTTGACAGATCCAGAAAATCAGCAGGACATAGTTAGTTGGAAATTAACTACACCGGGTAGTAGTAAAATATATTCGCTTATATGTGATAAATTAGGCGTAAAAGGAAATTAGTGGATTATTTTTATGATTTTCAATTGAGACGTTATTTGCTTCAGTTTATGCGTGTATTCAGTGATTTTAAATATATGACTGGGCCTGATGCAAATGGGTTATACACTGTAAATAGAACTCCAATAATGTACGGGGACCCGTCTATTATGGTGGCACAAATAATAAAGGGTGCATCAGAAAATACACTTATGCCATCGCCTATGTTCAGCGCATATATTGAAAGAATTGATCTTGCAACTGATAGAATTCAAGCACCACAATATGTCGGAAAAGTATCTACAACCGAACGTGAATTTGACAAAACCACAGGAACTTATACTGAAAATGCCGGTGTGAGATATGACATCGAAAGATATATGCCGGTGCCAATTGATATATATTTCAGTTTGGATCTGTGGACAACAGTAACAGATATTAAATTTCAATTATTTGAACAAATTAGAATTCTATTTAATACATCATTACAGTTGCAGCAAAATGATAATATTTTAGATTGGACTTCGATATTTGAATTATGGTTAACAGATATTACTTGGACTAATAGAAATATTCAACAAAACGACCCTGATGTTAGAGATATATTAACATTTAAATTTAAATGTCAAGGGTGGATAAATCCTCCAGCAAAAATTAAAAGAAGTTCATTAATATCTCAAATTGTTACAAATGTTTTTTCTAACATAGATATACAAGGCATAGAAGGCAAATTAAATGGAACACTTGATCCATTTTCATGTGTTGGAACTGAGTCTATACAAATTATTACAACCCCAGGTAATTATAAGATATCAGTGCAAAAAGGTGCAGCGTCAGATGAAATTACATTATTGGGCAAAAATGGCGAAATATTACCAGAATTAAATTGGAAGAATTTATTTGCAATGTATGGGCAAATTGCACCAAATATAACCAAACTTGTATTGAAACTAGACCCAAATATAGAAGTTGAAACATCAGATATAATTGGCACTATTGCATTAGATTCAACTAGAGAAAATGTGTTATTCTATACACCAGATATAGATACTATTCCTGGTGCAACTATGCTGCCAGTAGATGAAATTATAGATCCAACTGAAATTACACCTGGAAATGGATTGCCGACGTCTAATCCAGGACAAAGATATTTGCTTACATCCGCTACTAGTCACGGTGAAGAACCTGCTATTCCATCTGGTGTAATTGGTAGCCCGTGGGGCGCAGGAATAGTAGCATATCCGAACGATATTATCCAATATAACGGCACTGTGTGGACGGTGGCATTTGATTCTAGACATGCAACTGGTGTAAACAATGTTATTAATAATTCGAATGGATCATATTATTCATTCAACAAAGGTGAATGGACATTTGCATATTACGGAGTATATTCCGGTGGATTTTGGCGGATAGATGGAATTATAAATAATCCATCAAATCCTAACAATTTGTCTTAACCCGTTATAATATATTTCTACATATAATTACTTAAGATCGTCCTGACATTTTATCTATAGAAACGGTTCGAATCCGTTGTGTACACTAAATTTTTCTGATATTTATTTCTATATAAATAGTTTATGCAAAATAAATCAGGTGCTGGAGCAATGTTTATTTCTATGAATACACATAGAATACTATTAAATATTAGGGCACCGTATAAAACTCATGCCTTAGAATGGAGCCTTTGGGGTGGAATGATTGAGCCAAATGAGACACCTATTTCTGCATTATTGCGTGAACTAAAAGAGGAAATGAATTTTATATCCTCTGACATTGTTAAAACGTATCCATTTGATATATACCATACTCGTGATTATCAATTTTCATTCTATAGTTTTCTTTGCATAGTAGAAGAGGAATTTACTCCTCAATTAAATAAAGAGAATTGTGGTTATGGTTGGTTCGATATGGATTACAAATGCTGGCCGAGGCCATTACATAAAGGTGTTGCTATTTCATATTGCAATGATCGTGCAAGAAATAGAATGGGCATTATAATAGGCCAGCATTCATCATAATTGTGTGTAAACAGTAAATTATTAGAATTAAAATTATCTCTGGTAGGTCGAATAATTAATCTGCATCTTGTTCTAATAACTTATATAATTCGTTCATATAATTATCCATTACAATTTTTACAGATGAATTTGCCTCAAGATAATAGCTACAACCATTTGAAAAAATTCTTACTAATTCAGTAGGATCGCATAATAATGCCTCTATCATGGAATTCATTTGGTACAACCAATCTTTTAAGCATTTTGCACCACGTTTACCATATTTTGATTCTAGTTCAGCCAGATTGCTATTATTTGACCAACCGTTGGCGCGGTGTGATTGATTGCGTATTTGTGGATACCAATCTACGATAACATGTTTTGGAATATCTCTAAATTTTTCCCATTCGTCTAATTCTTGTAAATCAAATTTATTGTATTTTAATTTTACAAATAATTTTGCAGAATCAGATGATTCCTTTTCGTTTATATGATTTGCTAAATAACAGTGAGCACCATTGACATATGGCTCTTCCTTTACATTCATTCTTCTTCCTTTCTTAAATTTAGAACCCAAGTTTTTTTGCCAGAATCGAATAGCCTATAATATCCATTTAACAACATTAATTCATGTTCTGATTTGTTTTCATCATAAATTGCTAATTTATTTTTTAGATTTCCTTTTCTAAATCCGAATCTATGATATAATTTATTAATATTGATTTTATTATATTTATAATCAGATTTGTTAATTTTTTCTAAATTAAATCCTAATATTTTATACATATTACCATTTGAAATTGAATTATCAGAATAAGAATATATTAATGTAGGATTATATTTTTTTATAAAATGTGATATTAATTTTGAAGCGCCGGCTGTTATTGTTTGTGATGTTGCATATCTTACTAATTCGTATGCGCTGTCACCCCTATCTTTGCCGATGCCATGCCTAAATTTATTAAAACACATAATTCCGACTAATTCTTCGTTGTAATATAATCCTAATTTTATTGAGGTTGCAACAAATCCTTGAATATGGTGCTTATTTAGAAATTGGAACGGGCTATTATTAATTTCCTTAACGATACAATTGCGAGCGTACACCTTTTCGTTATTTTTAATTAATTTACTTAGTAAGGAATTAATCCAAACATCATTAATTTCTAAATTATTTACAACTATTAATTGGATTCCTTTTTCTTCGAAATAAGAATACATATCATAAAAATAATTTGTATCAAGAAAATATTCATTTGTGAATTTTATATCTCTATAACATATTGCAATTTTATTGTTTTCGATATAATAATCTACTATATAATTATCAAATTGTTTATGTTTTTCATATTTTAGGTTATTGTTATCCAATGAATTCTCAATTTTTTGAACTTCTTGTGATACACTTATATATGATGGTTTGCTATTTTCTCTATATATTGCAAAAGTAAAATATTTTCCAGATGCAACAACACCTAAACTTTTTGCAATATTTTTATCATAGTCTGCATAAAATGTATAATTAGATTTAACTTCAATAATATGATTAATTTGTTTAATGTAAAAATCTGGAAAATATTGATGTAATTTTGATTCATACACATATGGAATTGTCTGTAATTCAAAATCAAACATATCCTCTGTATAATATTTTAAAGATTCATCTAAAAATTTATATTCATAACCCTGAATTCTTATTATATTACCCGACGGCAGAATATAATCGTTTGCTAAATATCCTGATTTCATTTTCTTGTCTTGCACTTCTTTCCTTTGTGCAGGCCAGTTAACGCCATATTTATTCATATGATTGGTTACATAATTATATGAATAAATATGGCGTTAACT